TTGATATGAGAACAAGATACTGTCTTCAAAATCTTTACTCTTCAATGTATCAACAAAATGTTGATAAGGGGCTTCCAGAAGTTTTAAATAATAAAAAATAAAACTATAAACACGCTAAAACTAAGTGTTTATAGTTTTTTTATTTTTATTCTTGTCCACGTTTTTTCCGAAAAAAGTGGACATAATTGTGGACAAAGTTCTCCTTTCATCGAATATCCCCCAAATGTCCTTCAATCCATTCTAGTCGATTCTTGCGCCCGGCTGGGATATCCTCTCTCGAATAGTTCTTAAATCGCATTTCCAACATGTAAGAACCCCCACCAAGTGAACTTGACTCCAGCGCTACCTCTAAATAAGCATTAGCTATCATGTTCCCACTGGCTGTATACATTCGTCCAGTCCCGCCGATAATGTCATCATGGCTGTTTTCAAGCCATTTTAGAAGCTGTTGCTTCTTAAACTGATCATAATAAGCGTAGAATGTCATGTTGGTTTTAAGATGATTACTTAAATAATATTCATCTTGAGCCTTCCCAATCATAGCAAGCTCAAAATCATCAAATAGACAATCGAGCATTGCGTTCACTCTGCCAGCTCCCATTTTTTCGATGGAAGTGTCACCGTTCTTGAATTTTTGCCAATTGGCATCGGTAAACTTGATTCCAGGGAGTTTGTAGAAATCGTTTTCGAATTTAAAATAACGTCCCATGTATTCCAAGATTAACTCTTTGATGTCGTTATTGATAATCATTTTATTTCTCCTTTTCATTAAGCAATTACACTTTTTGGGTACCATTTAGCAGAAACTCCGTAAGGTGTCACGATTTCAAGTTTAACCGCTTTATCAGTTTCTTCAACCAATCCTTTTACGCTGATCGCACTTACTGACATAAACGCCAAGTCTTTTTTGTTGCGTCCACGAAATTCTTTTTCAGCAAACCATTTTTTAACACCTTGGAATTTAATGTTTGAAGAACGGAAGAAATAGAAATCATCCGCCATGTTTTGACGTTTAACGGCTTTCCAAGCTACTTTCAATGCTTCAGAGAAAGTCACGTCGTTTTTTTCGTTTTTGAAGATTTTCCATGCTAGGCTCATTACTTGTGATTTCATTTTGTTTACTTCCTTTCTTTATCTTACATGTATATTATATATCATATATGATAGTTTGTCAACACTTTTGGTAAAGAAATTTAGTTTTTTTGCAAAATAAAAAAACACCTCCTAACAAGAGATGCTTTCCGCAAATGGGTCCCGTAAGATTATCCACAGCTATTCCTATTAATTATAGCACAAAAAACCCCTGCTCAGAACGTATCTGTCCATAATGGATGCAGGGGGATTGATGTAAGTATATTATAGCACAAAAAATAAAAAAACGCACCAGACCCCGTAGAGTTACTGGCGCTTTCCTAAATATATTATAGCACATAAAAAAAGCCCCAGCAAACGCTGAGGCTTCGACCACTACCACCATGATATCCGAACTGTGGTCTGTCGGGAGGTGATACACTCCTTTTCGTTTTTTTAGTTTGCGTGGCTCTTTTATTTAATTATACACCAGTTTGGCCTTGTGTAGCTTGCGCACGTTCTTCAATAGCTTTAACCACTGAGGCACTAGCTTCATTGATTGCTTTAGAAACCGCTTCGGCGTCGTTTGATTGACTGTATAGGAAACGCTCAAAATCTGCATCTTCTAGTTGCAAACGTTTAGCCCCAGTCGCTTCGAGGGCATCTACTGTACCCATTGAGCCGATACCAAATACACGACCATTAACGACTGCTACCCAGCCTTGATTTCCACTATCACTACGTACTACAAAATTCATAATATCTTCTTCCTTTTCTTTATTTACTAAACTGTCACCATCGTTGATAATGACTACATTCTTATCCAATCCACCAGCTAAGCCGGTTGATGTAAACTGCCACCAGCGTGTATGTTCCATGTTTGGATATACGCCCCAATATGGCTCCGGACGTACCTCGTAATCTGGGTACGCTGCAATCCATAAGCTGTTTGGATAGCGTGCAGTGATTTGATCTACATACACGTTAGCCAATGTATAAGGCTTGTAACTGTAATAGATAGGCTCGAAGCCGTTTGCCTTACAAACATCCATAAATGCTAGGACTGCATTAGTATTCGCTTGCTTATCACCACTAGCACCATCTTCATAATCACATACAAGATAACGTGGATGTGATGGCAAGTTACTGATAAAGTAATTCGCTTCAGCTTGTGCCGTTGCGACATCACCGCCAAAACGGGCAAAGTGGTAGTAACCAATACAGTTACTTGTGTTGGTTTGCTGAGTGGCCACTGGGCTAACCCAACCAGTGCCTTCAGTAACCTTAATAACTGTGTTGTTAGTTCCAACTGCTTGACAGATACTTGTAAGGTCTCCCGGTTGGTAAGCTGACACGTCGATAAAGTAATTATCCTGTGTCATCCCGTCAAACGGCAATTCGAACCATCCAACCATTTGTTGACTTGGCGCACTCCAATCAATATAGCTGAAATTACCAGCACTATCAAGGTTACGAGTTACCTTGCGCACCCATCCACCATTAGACAAGCAATCAGCATTTCCATCAATATTCTGTTCGACTGTGGTAACTGTACCGTCTGGGTTTTCTCCGACCACGAAACCGATATGACCGAATTGGTGATAAGGCAAGCAATTAGTCACCCAAACACTCCCAACGGGTGGATTGTTCGCACCGTTGAAATAAGTGACTTTCAAACCTAGACTTTCTGCCCTACCTAACGCATCGATAGCGTTTAAGTAGCTGAAATTAAGGTTAAACAAGCCTTGGTACTGTAGCACATTGTCAATCAAAGCTACGCACTGCCCACCATATGGGTTGGTCGGAACAGTGACACGTTGATTGACTAGGCTTTCAAGCATGTTTAATAACTGTGTTTTTGATGTCATAGGTCTCCTTTCTTATTTAATAAAATATTATTATTACCTGTTGCATGCTTCAATTTGGTTGATAGAGGTCATGAGTTTAGCCATAAGCTAGCCCTCATAAGGTTTAGTATATGATAGTGCTCGTTCGCTATCGCTAAGCCCTTTTGTAGTGGGGTCTGGGAACATATTCAAGGCGTTGACCACTGTCAAACCTACCAAGTATGGATTTGACAAGAATCTGCCAAACAATCCAAACAATGCTCCCCAACTTGTGATATCTTCAAACTTGATACCAAAGTAAGCCAAAATTGGCAACACCAAAGCGAGTGCAAAGCGTGTTACGAATGTACGGTTTTTAAAACGAATAGACCAGTTAATTTTCATGTTAATTCCTCACTTCTAAATTAATGTATTTCTTATATAAAGCGTCTATGTACCCGTTGCCACCTAGTTTCTTGTAACTAGAGTGCATTTTGTGAATCACATCCGAATTATGCACGGTGGTATACCCACGTTCTAACTCTTTGTTGATATCACGCTCTAACCTTAGGTACATGGTAACAAGGTGAGCTTCATCATGCACTACCAGCTTATCATTTAATTCGTTGATTTTTCCGCTGTTTGATTCACCGATTTGTTGAATAGCTTCAACTGAATCGTGGATATTGTTTAAATCGCCTTTTAAATCTCCGAATTGTGATTTGTTTAAATTAGCGGACTTGCTAGCTCTCATACCAAACCAGCCCGTTGCTATGACTCCGATAGTAGGGGCAAGGTGGTCAATCAAATCAGAAATATTCATCTTTTATTTTTTACCCCCCATTTTTAACGCATTACGCCTGTGTAGTATCTGCCAAAACTTCATCTTCAATTTTGTAACGCAAATCACGCAATGCGCGTTCGTCTGTACGCATTTCTTGACGATGTTTAGCGTAAAGTTCTGCATTAAGCAGATTTTCTTGAACCGTAGAAACCGCATTGGAATCTATACTGATAAATGTTTGCTTGACAAGGATTGTAGTTCCTTCCTCTTCGATATTAAATTCTGCATTGATTGTGCGTTGTTTTGTGATTTTAAGTGACATGATATTATTTTCCTTTCTTTATCATTTTTCAATTGGATATTCATCTTCCGTGATGTAAGTTACTGTCCCTGTGTAGACTGCGTTTTCTGAATCTTGGTTTGAAAAATACATGTTCCCATTCGGTTCAAGGTGCCATACTGCGCAGCCTTTATGCCAGTTGGCTACATTTTTGTTGACAACCAAGTGCGTTTGGACGCAAGGCTTGAATCCGCTAGGGATTTTCTCGCTTAAGCCCTTATACTCGCCTAAAGGGACGGAATGGGCGTCTCTGATTAAGCTGAGAGTTACTACGTTCGACTGGCGCACAAGGTTCGCTTTCACCCGCCAACCAATATCAACCTCTTGTTTAACCATCGCTGGCTTAGGCGTGTACTCAATCCATGAGCCATTAGAATTACTAGTGACAGTGCGTTTAAACATCCGACCGGACACAGTTGTTAGCGTTTGGTGATACCCAGAAATGCTTTCCACGACTTCTAAACAAGCATCCTCGCCCGATGCGGGATGGTTTTTGTAGTTCCCTAGGATTGAATAAAAACCAGTGGTTCTATAGTCGTTTAGGTTATCTACCTTGTTATCAATCGCTGCACCGTTCGGTTCTGTAAGCTTGTGGTGTTGGATTAGCTTTGAGCCTGAATAAATCAATCCATCGACATCAAGTGCTCCATTTTCACGATACTTACCAATACCAACGCCTTGTTGGTCATAGGACATAATAATTTTATCGGTCGGCACTGTAGTTTGAAATTCTGAGACTGAAAATCTATCCTCTAATTTTCCAGTTACTACAAACGAAGTATCTGCAGGATATTCCTTGCCTAAATTTGCGTTAGATGCCTTGAATTCAGAAATACTTGACCATTCACCGCCAGCTTGACCATTATCCGAAACAACATTGCTTGTTCCAACTTTGGTTGTTGTAAAAGTCAGCTTCATGGTATTTTTTTGGACCCCATTAACACTAAGAGGTGCTATCTTAGCAAATCTCTTAATGGTTAGCGTGTCTGACTTTGAGCCACTTCTGGTAACCTCAAATTTCAGCGTTGGGCTGAAATAGAATAGAAATGTTACTTTCATCTCTTCCCAATCAGACCAAATCCCACGAGAGTCTTGAACTCTCCCTCTCAAGGTCATTTGAGTGTCTTTGGTTACAGCTACCTCACGGAATACCCCACCATTCGTTGAAACGGAATTACTGGCACCAACGATTTCAGCGTAGTACCCAGCTATTGTAGCTCCGTTTTTTGCTTGCGCTCCGTTGAAGGCGACTTTCACAAGCGACATTATGGACACGAAATGTGTTGGCTCTGGAATTATCCTTTGAGTCGTTGCATTTGCGTCCGTTAAAGTAAATCCAGTGAACGACGGCTTCGCGTTGTTTGTGACAATCCTTGCCGTTAGTGCCGTTGACTGTGTTTGAATCAATTTGCCGTCAACATAAGTATCGACGTATATAGTACCTCGGCCAGTTGTTGCATCCGGTATGTCGTTTGCGAAATCCGCTGGGATTGTCCACTTTAACGATGTCCCAACGTTGTCAGCAATCTTACCTTGCTTATTGCCCCAAGCGTAGCGTAGTGTATGCGTGGCACCAGCTATTTTCCTATCAATAGTAATATCTACTTGATTGCCAATAAATCCCTCCGAGACACTCACTGAACTTCCCCTTGGAATCGTCGTCAGTGTTATGCCTTGATTACCGATGTCTAGGTTTCCTGGGCTGTATCCACCCGAGCCATTGAAATGAGCGTGTACGCCGAAGGCACCAGACCCATCATCAGCATGACGAACAGTAATTGTGCGATCAATCAACTGTATTTCCGAATTTCGATTAAACATCGCTGGACTTCCAGAATAGTCAATTCGTTGACCAAAACCATCAACGTACCCAGAACATTGATAGCTTGCAAACGTCCACCCTTGGTTAAGCAATGCCAATCGAATACGGACATCACTTGTGTTGTTTTGGATATTCTGTCCAATTTGGTCAATCCACAGCCTGATACGATATCCACGGTCATTATTTGACCAAAATTCTACCATGATTAACTACCTCCCACATATCTAATCACGTTCCTGTCAGGATTGATGAAATCCTGTTCTTCTCGATAGCGACCAATCTGGATTGTCTTAGAGAAAATACCATTCTCGATGTGAATCACACCTTGTGAAATATACATCACCTCATTACCGGCTGAGAACATTGAAATACGACCGTTTGGATTGAATAGCATAGAGCTAGAATTATCTGTTTTACCAATAACAAGCCCCTCGTTTGAAGATGCCATGTAGCTATCGATAAAGTTCCAACGCTCTGACATATCGTTCAGATTGTTCTCTAATTTTGCGACACGGCTACTTGCATCCGCAAGATTCTTCTCGGCTTGTGCACGATTGGCATTATTTGCGTTAACAAAATCTTGATAAGCCTTCACCCATTGATTGAGTGTATCAAGCGATGCCTTAGCTTCTAATTCCGATTTCATCACTGAATTAATCTCATTCAGTCGATTTAACTGGCTTTGTGTCAATGCGCTGTCAGCCTTGCTGTCTAACTGGCTAGCTAAGTCTTTTGGCGATGCTTGCCATGCTCGGTCAGTCGTACCCTCATAACAGTCCAATTCAGTAAAGAATAGTAACGACTCATTGCCGTTATTTGTCCCCTTGTTGTCAATACGGATAAAACCTTCGTCGCATTCCCCAGCGTTGAAAGTTAAATGCCACTTGGCCAAACCTGTTGTGGACGGTGAGCCATTGTGTGTTTTAAAGTTAACAACCTTAGAGAATGTCTTATCTGTTTCATTCGACTTGCGACCGAGGAAATAGATGTCTACACCCTTTATGTTCCCAGTGGCAAACGTTTGAATATTGAACGAATAATCAGTGTTTCGTTTGACTGGAAAACGTAGCGTAGACGTTGGCACTAATGATGATGATGTCTTTAGCAAGAATAGCGGTCTAGCGCCATTGTAGTAAAACCCATGGCTTGAAATGGACAGATTAGAGTTGGGTTGTGGTGCTTCCCAATAGCCCCAATTATCCAGTTTTTCTGGAAACGCTGAGTTACGGATAAGGTTTTCACCACCGACCGAAACACTGCCAGCCGTGTCATTCCATGAATAATCAGCCGGGTTAATGCTATCCGATTTGTCGAAATTAGTACACACACCCAAATAGCGCTTTTTCCCGTTCTGAGTCAGTCTGAAACCAGTTCGTCCATCGGCACTATCCGCATAAGCGAAATGGACATAAGGTGTGCGCCCGTCTGCTCCGGGCTTACCGGGAATACCATCCTGTCCATCGCTACCCTTCCATTTAGACCATCGGTAATCTTGTGGATTCCGACTATGCGTAGTATTGAAATCTTGGTACATGCCGATAAACGCCTTATTAGTGTCGGTTTGGCTAAAACCGCTACCGGAGACCGTGTCAGCGTAAGCTATGTGGGTGTACTGGGTTTTACCATCGACACCCTTAACCCCGGGTATGCCTTGGTCACCTTTCGGGCCTTGCAAGCCTATGAGGCCTCTGTCACCACGTTCGCCCTTGTCACCTTTAGGACCGGTATCGCCTTTGGTGCCGTTTCTGCCGTCTGAGACATTTAAAAAAGTAACTTCTTCTGAAGCTACTTCTTTGTCATCTACCCATGCGGAAACCGTCAAGGCTGTTGGTTGAGTAATCTCTGACGCTACCACGTCGTAGGTCATACCCACGTATTTAATGGTACCGTCAATTACGAAACGCCAAGTCGCATTAACTGTTTTGTCGCCTTGTTTCAAGACTGGTCGAACTGTTGAGCGACCAACACCGTTTTTAAATGCCGTTCCGTTTGTAGTTGTGATTTCGACACGGTATGGCAAGGCTCTTGCTGCAATTTCATCAATGCGTTGTTGCAAATCAGACGATGGCTTGTTCACAATTTTACGGTAATTAGAAAAAACAACCGAGTTATTCAACGGCATGTCAAAGCTGATTACCATTTCAGTGACACGAGCTTCGAGGGCTAGACCACCTCTAAAATTATTATTGATGATCTTAACAGTGTCGCCTAAGTTAACATCCTTGTAGTTTTCCATGAAACTAGAGTGGACATCAACCGTGTAGGTCATGAGTGGATAAGCGTACTGCTTGATGGTACGCAAGGCGTAGCCTTTCAAAGCGTTAACATCCTTGTACTCGGTTTCAAAGTCCTTGCGTGTCCAGTTATCAGCGTTGCCTGGATTCATGGTAGATGGGTAGCGTTCCCTAGACAGCGGAGCGAATACTAAACTATCACCACGCGTAGAATAAAATTCTACTTGTCCCAGCTCGTTCTTTTCCTCAAATTCAACATCGTTTAGATTAACACCATCTTGGCCAATGAAATTACCAGCGTTGAAAAGTTGCGTTTTATCACTAGTGACTTGCACGCCTTTCAATTCGTTTTGAAAATAAAGGACCACATCACCCCTAACCTTACCAATACCGTGGTGGTTTTCGTCTGGTTGTTGGTAAATGTCGATGATAAAACGTTTCAAAGTACCGTCTCGGTTGAGCTCAGTTCTGAATGAAAATTCCGCATCGAATTGAGCCATAATACTATGTAATCGTTCTAACTTGGTATCTTGCTGCTCGAAACTTAAAGTTCTTGTTTTATCTGATACTTCATTGACTCCAATTTCCATATTTGCAAATTCAAGCAATGTATTTTTTTCAAGGTACCATGCTATGGTTTGTGGTTTATCACTTTTAAACGCTCCTGCCTGTTCAAGTGCTAACTCAAGGTTGGTATTGTTGCATGTCAGTTGAAAACTATCATCGTTTTCAACTAACTGTGACACATAGAAAACGTGATAGCTGTTATCATAAAAAAATGACACATACATCTGATCGTTGATGTAAGCTACATCTTCATGCAGTTCCCCGTTGACAATCTTAGGAATTGTGAAATCGAATGTGCTGGTTGAATATTCAAGATAGCTATGCCACTGACTGTTAGAGTAGGGCAACATGCCAGGAACGTTGTTATTCAACGCACACACTTTTCGCATGTTCTTGTCATGAATCCAAATTTGCATTAAATGAAACGCTCCTTCCATGTAATTTCAATAGTCGGGTCAGTTCTTGTCCAACTCGATGTGTAGATGTCGATTTCTGTATCACCCGTACCAATACTAAACGGTTCGGACAGGTAAGTTAGCTCATTAAGAGCTGGCAGATTGTCGACGTAAGTTTTGCCTTTAGCCATGTCAACTTCGAGAATAGAACCCTTACGGAAACGGTTAGGGATATCTTCTTCCTTGTTCACGTAATCTTTCCGATAAACAAAACTATCCAGATACAAGTGTGTGATCAATGGCCAATCTTTGATACCAAAAATACCAATGTGGATTTTAGCTGATTTTTTTCCTTTAATCTCTGGCACGGTGAATTTAGGATAAGAGCCTTGCCAGTAGAATTGAAGGACATCATCAAACCGTTGAACATCAGACCATCCTTGTGGTTCATTGAATGGATTGGCAGTTGATACGTGTGTTCCGTAGAAATGTTTTCTATCGAGCACTTTATAACCGCCTTTGCCATCTCCTGCTAGGAAATTATAATGGCAGTCAAAACCGTTAGTGTGCTTGTAAGTTTCTACACCGTAGAGAAACACACCGTTTGCATCCGTTACTGAAATTTTGATGAAACCGAATTGGTTTGCAGCACCTAACCACAAGATTTGTCTCCACCAAAAATATTCATAGGTAGCCCCTTTCTGACCATTGCTATCTGCCGGAATCTCCCATGTCAACGAGCTACCTCGTAGGTATTTATCCCCACCACCAGTACTTGTTAAGGCAATGTGTGGTCTACCCCAAGTGTTATCAATGGCAAGTGTCCCGTTAAGCGCGTGGCTATCATCGTTAAAACGTCCTTGGTTTTTAGCACCAACCGCAAAACCGTTGGTAATCCAGTTATTAGAAACATAGTCGAACAGAATTTCAGATTGCTTGACTGTACGGGTATCAGATTCATTCGGATTGCCAATCTCATAGCTTTCACTAGAAGACTTCACAATCCCAACCCAGCTGTTTTCTGAATTAAACTTCAGTTTAATATCTGGATAGGTTTCAGCTGTACCGAAATTCTTTAAAGTCGCCTTGTAGTGACCGGTTGAAATCTTCTTAATATTTCCATATTTAGTTTCACCATCGCTACTTACCAAGGCTTGTGTCTTATTCTCTCCGTAACTTTTTGGAACATCAAACGTAACCGTTACTGTTGCGGTAATCGGTGCGGTGTTCTTATCTACGGTAAGCGACGCTTGACCAGACGGGATAGCTTCCCAGACCTTATTAGGCTCGTCACCGAAAATCAATGGTTTAGGCTTGTCTACGTTGAGATACCCACCTAGCGTTTCAGCGATGGTATTGAAGTAGTCGTAATTACCGATTAGGGTAAATGATACTTGAATCTGCTTGACGGACAAGGTGCTATATAGGAATTGCTGACCATAACGCCTGCGCCCTTGGTCTTGATAGTTGTTGTTGAAATTTGATGCCACGTTTTTGGTGACATCCACTGGAACGGCACGTCCTTGACCTTCGTTAAATAATTCAGTTAAGTTTTTACCGTCAAAAATGACTGACATTCCTATCAAATAATGCTACCTCCTAGCAACGCTTGTCTGCGTTCGTAATCGTTTGTTGCTTTCGTCATAAATGGGGCTAACCCATTTGACACGCTTCTACCATCAATGACATTTCTGATTTCAATTGGGTTAGAACCATTAGTCACTAATTGCCCAAGTAAACCAATCATGACATCCAGTTTTTCTTCAAGAACAGAAACACGTTCATGGTTTGGCGTGCTGTCGTGATTGCCTTGTGGGGCATCCCCAGCAAAACGGGCCACTGCTTCAGTAAGTAATTGCCACGCTCTGCCACGTTTAGCAATATCTGTTGGGATAACGTATTCTGGCATATCGCCTTCAGCCAATTCATAAACGCCGTTTTTGTGGACTAGACCACCATTAGCATATCCGTAAGCTGCGACACGGTTAAAAGCTGCATCAGACGTACCATAAGTATGTTTGATGTAGTTGATTGCAGCAAGCAAGTTATCATATCCATTGTGGATATTGTTGTGTCCTGGGTGTTTGTAGGCGTTAAATGTAGGACCAATTGTCTGCATCAAACCAATTGATGGGTGTCCTGCTCTTGCGTTACTATCCCAATTATTTTGAACGTTAGGGTCACCATTCGATTCCCGCTGGATAGTTGCCAAAATCTTAGAAACACGGAAATTATTCGGCTCAATACCATTAGCTTCCAACGCTCTAACTACAGATTCACGCCATCGTGCTACACCAGTACCTTGAGGGCCATCTTCACCACCACCCGGAGGGCTGAGCAACGGACCAAGGGTTTTCTTAATCCATTCGAACATGCCACCAACTTGTCGTTTAATCAAAGTTTGAAGTGGATTGTTTCGGTCTTTCAAAGGTTTGCTATCGTCACCACCGCTACTTCCACTATCTCGAACACCGAAATCAAGGAAGGTAGCAGCGTTTGAAATATGCCGTCCAGCGTATTGGTGGTACTGACCGTTCCCGCCGTAGTTGTATTCTTCACCGTCATAAGTGTCGCCATGAACAGCTGTTACAAAGTCAACGTGGTTACTTGAAATAGGTCCACCAGTATAGACGGCTACTGTACCCGGTTTTGGTCTATTTAAGTGTGGTACGCTCGCAGAAATCCACTGATTACCATTTCCAAGGTGGCTAAATAGACTAGGTTTAACACCAAGGTTTGCCAAACGACTGGCAACGAATGATACACACTCACGGAAGTAATAACCCCAAGGGTCAGCTCCAGCGTCTTTTGCCTTATCTTTAAAACGATAGTCATCACCTTTGGCACCCATCGCCACTGTACCTTCATCCATCGAAGCGTTAGCCATAGACCAAAGTTCTTTCCACCAGTTCTTAGCTTCTTCGACTGGTTTCTTATAAAGAGCGTTACCGAGCGGATTAAACATACCAGCTAACTTATCAGCATTAGGGCTGAATTTCTTAGCCAATGAGCCCACTGGGTCTTTAACGACATCACCGACAAATTCAATCATTTTCATAAATTTATCGACACCGTTTTTCATCGTGTCCCAGACCGAACCCGCTACGTTGGTAGCAGTATCCCAGATTTTAGACCAGAAACCAGTCCCTTTTGCAAAGGCTCCACGTTCAACACCCATGAGCATAGCCAATTCACTTGCATTGATAACTTCCGAACCAGCTGGCAAGAGGTATTCAACGTTTCTACCTTGTGGCAAGAATGACTTGCCATTAGGTAGAATTACCATTTCTTGGTTGTTAGTTTCCGGACTATCATAGCCATCATTTAGCGTAGCAAGCGTAGGTTTGGTGATTGGGTTTCGGTATGAGCTAAACATACCAGTACCACCGGCAAACTTAACTTTAGGGATTTTAGAAATCGCTTCTTTGCTACCGCCAAAATCAGAAATAAGTTTATTGATACCATCGATACCGGCATTTGGGAGAGCAATCACGGCATTGATACCATCGCCAGCAAGGCGTTTCATGCCATCCCACATCTCGCCAAAGCCTTTTTTAATGTTGTCCCACGTATTTTTGAAAAAGTTAGCGATATTGGTCAATGCGTCGGTAATTAGCTTGGTAATGTTGACGCCGAATTTCTCTTGCGTTAAAGCACCGATTTCATCCCATTTTTTCGATAGAAATTTTTTAGAATTCTCCCAACCATCGAACCAATTCTTATTGATACCTTTGTGGTGTTTATCGATATCCTTACCGAGGGCAGTCATGGCTTCCGTAGCATTCCCCTTGATACCTTCCCACGTTTTAGATGCGAATTTTTTAACGTTGTTCCACTTGTCAGACCAGTCTTTCTTGAGGCTAGCCATGTGTTTTGCAACGCCTTTCGCCATGCCTTTGACATGGTCCACTGTACCGTCGACAAATTTCTTGAATTTCTTGTTGTGCTTGTACATCAGCTCAAAACCAGCGACTACTGGGTTAGAGATTACAAGCAATTTTTTAGCGGTGTTAGCGAAGGCTTTGATACCTTTTTCACCGCCAGTGAAGTATGTTTTGGTTTTTTCAAAACCTTTCTTGGTGCTCTTGGTCATCGAGTCCATCGCACCCGTCCAAGTTTTTTTCATGCCATCCCACGTCTTACCGAGCCACTTACCAGCGTTGGAAAAACCGTCTTTGATATTTTTAACAATACCGTCAACGAATTTCTTGAATTTTTTATTGTGCTTATAGATCAGAGCAAAAGCCCCAGCAATAGGATTGGCAATAAATAAAAGGACTTGTTTCCAGTCCTTTTTAAAGAAATCAATGATCTTACCAAAGATTTGTTTAGTGACTTTGAAGATTTTACCGAAAGCCTTTTTAGCAGCATTAAACATGCCGTCCACAAAGGCTTTAAATTTCTTGTTGTGCTTATAAAGTAAGACCAAGGCAGTAATAGCCGTGGCTACGGCTACCGCAATCAAGCCAATAGGGTTAGAAGCCATTGCTAAGTTCCACGCTTTTTGCGCTACTGCTGATGCTTTTTGAGCAACAGTCATAGCTACCGTAGATTCTTTCATCACTTTAATGGCTTTCGCAACTTTCATCACTCCTGAAGCTACTTTAGAACCTACAAAGTAAGTTGCAAATAAAGAACCGACTGTTTTAATAGCCGTTTTGTGTTCGGCAATACCACCCAAAGCCTTGGAAAGTGAAGTGACTGGGGCTTTAGCTTTTTTCCCGTTCCCGGCCATGAGATTGAAAGCACCAGCGACACCTTTAATCATGTCGATGGCAGTTTCCCACACACCACCAGCAAAGTCTTTACCAATGCTGAGCAGTGGTCCTATGCTGTCTTTAGTTTCCTTGAAGAAAGCTACAATTTTAGGGGCGTTGTTAGCAATGCGTTTGCTTAGGTTGTCGACAAACTTATTGAGACCGTCCATTAAGCCGTTAAGCTTGTCTGTACCATTACCAAGGTTAAACACCTTAGAAAAGGCATCCATGATAGTTCCCAGACCTTTAGAAACATGTTCCCCAAGTTCTTTGAACTTCCCTTCAGTGTTAGGGTCTGCAACCCAGTTCCCAATCTGTTGTAAGAATGGGTTTTTCATTTTATCTATTGGGTCACGGAAGGCAGCAACTACCGCTGGCATACGAGATTGGATAGTTCTTTCAAGACCACCGATGGTAGTAGAGAAGTTAGCAGTAGCATCCTTGTACTTGTCTTGCAACTCAAACAAGGCTTTTTGAGCCATTTCAGCGGTAATCTTACCATCGCTTTGCAACTTGGCATATTGCTCTTGGGTCATGTTAGCAATGCCCAATTCTTGCCCAGCAACTTCTTTCAACTGGTTCTTCATTTCTGGGAAGACATTGATGATAGACATCATGTCTTGCCCCTGAACCTTACCATTGGCGATCATTTGAGCCCACTGAGTGGCGAAATTCTCAACGGCTGCATCGGTCTGACCAAACGCATCCTGCAATGTCAAGATGGCTTGTGTTTGTTGCTTGGTTAACTCGGTGTTGTGGGTTACGGCATAGAATTTTTGGTTCATACCGTCAACCATTTCAGTCGAGTTAGCCGCCGCTTGTGCCATTTGGTTGGTCATATCGACCATTTTTTTACCTTCTTCAGCGTTACCAGTTAAGGTTAGCCAAGTGGCGTTCATGGTTTGTTGATATTTGACGTATTCGGCACTTGATTGTGCGATTTCGTCAAATTTACCCTTGATAGCTCCCAATGCATTTTGGAAACCGTTGCTAATCAAGTTAGCTGCAAACGTAGCCCCGAAGATACCTTTTAAACGTGAGGTTTTTGTTTCAGTCTCACTAACTTCACTACCCAAACGTTTAAAGCTCTCTTTCAAACGTCCGATAAGTGAACTAGACCGTTGGCTTTGCTCAATCTCACCATTCAGCTTATCGGCAGCATTGCGAGTATGTGCAAGGCTTGTGGCGGTTTCATCCAAACGTTGCTTTTGTTTGCGATATTCATCACTTGTCCTTCCGGATTGTTTTGCCACACGCTCAAGCATTTCTTTTTGGGTCTCATACTGCTTGTTTAAGTTAGTAATAGAACCCTTATATTGCTTTAGTTGTTCTTGCCTGGCTTCGTCTTCCTTACCTTCAGCTTTCAAGCGTCTGACGTAGGTTTCTGAAGCTTCATTTTGTGCCTTGTACTCTTTTTGCAGTTCAGCAAGTCCAGACTTTTGATATTCTAAACTATTTTTAGCTTGACGTTGTTGATTCTCCAAGGATGCCAAACGTGTGGTAGCTTGGTCAATCTGTTGTTGGTACTTAAGGTACTGTTCAGCGGTTTCAGCGGTACTACCTTTCAATTGAGACTGTTCTTGTTTCAGTTTCTCAATCTTATGTTGTTGGTTTTGAATAGCATTACCCAAACCGTCGTACTTAGCTTGTGCTGCTCCTAGATAATCACCAGCACTACGCATTTGGCTTTCTTGTGCCTTCCATGCGTTCGTAGAGCTATTAACCAACTGAGTTAATCGCTTAATCGAATTGGCAGCCTGTAGCGTATCTAAGGCGATTTCCGTGGACATGGTAGCTTGTACTTTTGCCATGTATTATTTTCCTCCTTTCCTTAAAAATTAGAGTAAAGATGTTGGGTCAACCATTCTATCTTCTTCCTCTTTGGCATTTAAGATCTTCATCAGCTCGTAATAGTCAGTGTCATAATACTGATCTAGTGTCCACCCAAAACCTTGGATTGATTTTTTAGCAATGATTTTCAAATCTTCAATACGATTTTCTAAATCAAAAATCTGTTCGCCTTTAGATTTTAGTCTTTTGGGTCAACTTCACCAGCAGCGTTTTCAAGTTGCTCGTCCGTCAAACCGTACATATAGCCGACCATTTTTTCAGCAATTTGCTGTGTACGCTCATTGTCCAAATCAAGCAATTTGTCATAGGATTCATCATCCAAGTTGAGAATGGCACGGATAAAGCTAAGCATTTCTTTGAGAATAGTAAAGCTTGCTTGTGCTTGCTCTTGTGTATCACCTTCTTCGACAGTGTCGCTGGTTTTAAGCACAGCAAGTTGATACTCGTGCATACGCAAGACATTGCGGTTGCTTGTTGTCACCTTGAAGGCTTTTTTGCTGATTTCTGGGATTTGAATAGTTCTGATTTCCATTTATCTTTACTCCTTTTTAACAAAAATAGAGGTCAGGCCATGAGCCCGACCTCTTGCAAATTATTGAGGGGATACGCCAGCCCCTGTAAGTGCATATCCACCAAATACTTCTTTGTACATGTTAGTTTTATCGAAAGTTGATGAACCAGAGAAATATTTCTTGAATGGTTCATTGCCAAACGCATCCGCTGACAAGGCACTGAATGTCATGTTATCGTTTTGGCGAGTTTGGGCAGTATCAGTATCTGTTGCAACGTTTTGAGTTGTTTCTTGCATGATACCGTTAGCAAAACCAAAAAATACTGAGTGTTTACGGTCAAGTGTTTCAGATTCAATCAACACCGCTACATGTGGTTTCTCACCGTCCTTCGTATAACCACCTTTGCTGTCAGGACGGAATCCAAGTAGTTTTTGTTTGATGTCGAAATCAAGGTTATTGAAGTCAAACGCTACTGTTGGTGAGCCTGGCGCAACCATAACGTCTTGTGTTTGGTTGTTCCCAGGAACCTTAGTAGCTTGTCCTTCCAAGTTAGAAATGTTAGCGGTACGAGTACCAAGCATGCTTGAATCAACTTCAATCACGCCATCAGTTGAAAGGCCATCGTTGCCTTTGATGAGTTTTTGGGTTTTAGAGTCAACCAAAGCAAGGCGGACCATTTTCAAACCTACAATTGCCATATAGTAATTTCTCCTTTGTTAAATTAATTTATCGAGAGCAACAAAAACGACCGCCGTAATCTGTAACGTATCGGGGTCTATGCTATGCTCTCTCATGTCTGTAATTGAATAATGTTCAGATTTTAGAAACTTCAATAGTTCCATTTCAAAGGCTTCAATATCGAAATCGATATCAGCCTTGTAGAAAATCTGGACTTCTACTCTATCTGTTTTACTGAAAAAGGTATTGTTTCCGCTTAAGTCAAGGGATGGATTGCTTTCAGTGAGCAAAACGATTGTCTTATCGGTATTTTCTTCGAGCTCTTTAGGCAAGTTGTTTGCATATACTTCGCTTATTTCACCAAATTTTTTGCCGTCAATCAGCTCTTTTAGTTTTACGGTTGCTAGCACTTAATCACTGTCCTCCTTTCTTGCGAATGAGTTTCTCATACTCCGCTTTTTCTGCTAATAGCACCTTTTTCTGTACAGCGCTATCGTTTTGGACATTGGTAACGAAATGATCAGCGCGGTATTTTTTTGTACCGTCATTTAATCGTCTGGCATTTTGAGCGTGGTAATTATTCTTCCAGCCTACGGTTGCCACACCGTTCTTTCTGCCATCCGCATTAGTGGATTGGACAGATAAACCGTCAGCCATGTGCCCATACTTCAAATCTTTTTTGTTTGAGTAGTGTTTCTGCCTAGTAACTTCTTCCAGTTCCTTTTGAAACACTTTCGCACCAGCGGTAGTAATCTTAGCTTGTTCCGCTGGTGTGATATCGCCAATACTGGCTACCGTTTCAAGCCAGCTCTCTAGCGCTTCATCAAGCCCTACCATAGCCATCACCCAACTTTCTTGTGTTTTCTCAAAGTCAGAAAGTCGTAGCGGTTTAGCCCAAAGTTTTCGTTTGGACTAATACGCACAATATCATACTGAGTGCCATTTAGAACAGCCACTTGACCTTCAATCACTTTGGCATTATGACGGATAACAATCACTCGTGTATCGCTTTCGCCATTCTGTTGAGCTAAATACTCTTGGTTGAGAGTGCGAGTATGAGGTTTATAATGCAATGTAAACTGTTTGACGAATTTTGGCACGCTAACACCCGTAAACTTGTTAGGGGTGCTTTGGTATGTACCGAAATCAGCCTTGAAACGAAAGTCTGAGGGTAAATATCTAACTTTAGGCATTAGTCACCTCTTTCCTCACTATACGTTGCGTATAAGCCCCTCAATTGCCCTATTATGCTATTCAAAGTGAGATTGATAGGATAAGTCACCGTGTCCGTTAGAGCCACTCTGTAGGTGAAATATGAGCTTGTGAGGGCTATTACAGCCGTGTCATATAAAGATTCTACACTTTCGAGATCATAGAATTTCTTATCGCTTCCCACGGCATTGATGATGTACTGTTGAGCCGATTCAATGTAAGCTGGAATGAGTGCAGTGTCGTCTGTCTCATCCAGATTAAGAGTCTGCACGATGGTTTCCTTAGATACACTCATTGCTTACCTCCTAAATTAAGCTCCGGCAGTAAGATTAGCTTTTTGGTCAGCGATTGCTTTGAATGACGCTGGCACAAACGCTTCTTCATCAGTTTTAACAACGTCGAAACGGTCAATCACACGTACTTTGGTAGTGTCAGTTTCAAACGCACCACCACCGATGTTTGTAGAAAGTAGTGCCAAGTGTTGACGGTCAAACAATGTTACCGCTTGCTTCAAGTCACCAAAGTAGAGTGGCATAGCTCCAGCTGCACCATTAGCAAGCCAACGGTCAGAAACTTCCTTAACTGCGAAACCATCGATTGAGTAACCAGTAGGTGATTTTACATCACGTTCCATGAGGTAATCACCCATAGCGTTCTTAACTTTCTTAAGGGCAGTGAAGCCAGAAGTATTAGTCAAGAAGAATGACGTTTGTTTAATCGCTGGGTCAACTTTAGCCTCAAGGTCGATGATATCGTCCCATTTAGCCAATGTTGGTTTTGTTGGGAGTGTTGCAATAACATCCAAGATAGCTTTGTTACGAGTTACAACGACTTTTTTCGCAATCCAACCAGACAACCAAGCAAGGATGTTTTCAGCAGAATCAGCAAGCAAGCTGTTAGTTACTGTTGAGATACCAGCGTAGCGTTTGATAGTGTACTTGATAAGTGACAATTTAGGATCGTCATTGTTGCCGATTTGACCAGCTTCATCATCAATCATAGAAAGGCCAGTGATTTCAGCCCATTTTTCGTATACACGAGAACCAGTAAGAGTAGTTACGTTTTCAACGTTAACGTATTCTTGCAACGAATCGTATTGACGAACCAAAGTATTGATAGCTGTACGGATGTCTTGTGGGATAGTCAATCCAGCATCGGCACCAGTTCCATCTGTTTTAGAATCAAGCGAGTTTTGGTAGCGACCACGAACGAGGTTCTTGAAGTCCTTGACAAAGTTAGCTTTAACTTCTTCTTCGCTTTCGGTCAAAGGTTTCTTGTCTTTCTCTGACATATTCGCTACTTCGCTAGCACGAGCTTCAGTGTATTGCTCTTTGAACATGTCACGCTTCGTTTTCGCAGTGTCACGTTCGTTTTTGATAGCTTGCAATTCTTCAACGGTAACTGAATCATCAAGCATAGCTACGTTAAGTTTTTCATTAAGATTTTCGACCTTGTCGCCTTGAGCAACCCAAAGGTCATGCAATTCATTTGATGTTTTCATCAATCATCTTCCTTTCATTTTTCAAGTAAAATAGCCAATTTCTGCTCACGCAAAGTATTGGTCTTAGGTGTCGCAATCATATTCTTAAATTTAGCGATTGCTGATTTGCTTGGTAGTTGATGTGTGGCGTTAGTAACCATGATGTCTTCTTCATTATTCTCGAAGAACATGATTTCATCCGCAAAGCCTTTATCAACGGCAGTTTTCGCATTAAGCCATGTTTCTTTAGCCATGAGATCAAGCAATTCTGGTTGTTTAAGACCAGTCTTCATCTCGTAAGCCAAAGCAATAGATTCATCAATGCTATTAAGCACCGCTGATTGATGCTCCAGGTCATCGCTATTGCCAACGATACCAGTAGATGCTTTGTGAATCATAATATGTGCCGTTGGGCTGATACGCACGGTATCACCAGCCATAGAAATGACACTCGCAGCACTAGCCGCAAGCCCTTGCACATTAACCACGATACGTTTACCGCTAGCTTTAAGCATGGTATAGATTTCGCTAGCTGCAAACACATCACCACCATTAGAAGCAATATTAAGCGTGATTTCTTCGTCTTCGTCGTTAGCAATGGCATCTTGTACCAGTTTTGGATAGGTACTAGACATGCCAAACCATTCATAGAACGAGCCAACATCATCACTTACAATATCGCCTTTGATGTCAATCTTGCCCATTTATCTCACCTCCTTTCAGTGTGGTATGGTTAGGGTTTTCACCTTTTGGCAACTCTTTAGGCAAAATCTCAGCTTGTTGCAAAATATACAAGCCTTGATTTTGTGCGAGTGTACCAGTTTTAACCATGCTATTGACACGGCTGATATAGTTAGCACCAGTCGGATCAACTGCTGGAAAAATATCAGCGTCAACGTCGCACGAAAGTTTTTGAGACAGTTCGCTAAGAAATGGCCTTAGATAGCGTGATACTGCTTTAGCATACACATTAGAACTCATTTCTAGTGATGATTGTTGGTCACCTTGTCCGCCGACTACGTTTTCTGGAATACCGTAGACTTTTGCAAATTGTCCGGTCGTCCAGTCCGCTTGCTTAAGTAGTTGGGCCACGTTGGATTTTATTTCAAGAGGTGTGAAGTCCTCTAAATCATCCAGTACCAACGGACCACCTTGCATTTGCTTCATCGCTTGTCGAGAACGTGAGAGCTTAGTTTTGAAATCGAGCAACCCACCACCCTTGATTTTCAAAATACCATTGGCATTTAGGGCGTTTTTAAGAGAATTAAGCGTAAGCCTATCACTGGCTTTTTGAATATTCAGCTCTCTACCAAGGGCCATCAACGGACTTACGCTTGTTAGCCCGCCATCTACAGAAAGCAATCTGAAGTGTAAAATATCGCTTTGCGGTACATGCTGTTTAGGTGGTATGCGTGGGTCATCAAATGTGATGTTGTAATAAAGCCCGTTCTGATTGTCTAATCGGTTGAAAGAAACTTGAGATGGCCTTAAATACTCCCACTTCATATCGCGCCCATTGTCATTACGCCAGCGGTACGCAAAGGCTTCGCCACCCAATAGCATTTGAGCAAAGATGGACTGGTAGAAGTTAAAGCGATTAGCGTTGTTCGATGGGTTATCTACGATACCTTGCATTTGCTTTCGACTAGTTGTTAGCTTAGCGGTTGCAAGGTCATTGGATAGCTGACTGATAATAGAGAATAAGTCCGAATTTTTAAGAGCGGTTTCGGCTGATACCCACTCGCTACCGTTCAAGGTAGCTAAAAACTCTGGATCAGTAATATCAAAAAAGCCCCCTTGATTGCTCGGTGGGCTTTCGGTTGCTAAATTAAATATAGGCAATTATTATCACCTCCTTTCTAGCCTTTCTTGCTAGCTAATTCACTCACTAGCCCAGCTAGTACAAATGTGATTGCCATACTAATGCCAAACCATACATAGCCAATGTGGTAAGTGGTCACATTGAGCGAAATTGCAGCTAAAATGAACATCAAAATGTCAAAAACTGCCCAAATTGCCTTTAAAAACTTCAAAATCATGTGTTAATACTCCTCTAATAGCCCACTATCTGGGTTTTTTAGCCAATTCAAAACGGCCTCTTGGCTCATGTGTTCCACCTTCCACGTTGGATTGTTAGTAATAGCGTAATCTTCGAACGCATACATGCCATCATAAAACGCATCGATAAGAGCGTCCACAACGTCAATCTTATAGGTTGATTTCATTTTGTCCACTTGAATACCGATGTTATCTTCTTTAATCACCGCATTTATCAAGGCTTTTCGCATGATTTCATCATCCAAACGGGTGATATTACCTTCGATAAATAGCGTTTGAAGGAATTTTGTCGGGTCTTTCAGTTCGCTTGTCCGTTGTCTAATTGGCATAAGTGGAAAGCTAGTATTAGATTCCAAGGCTTTGATAAGCTTTGAAACCCCCATAGCGTCATAGCCGAAGAAGACTACATCAAGCTGATTATCTTCGACATACTCACAAAACCAGCGGTACACTTCCTCTGGATTGATAAGCCCTTGTGGGTGACTTGTAATCGTGCAGTAGCCCTTGGTTTCCAAGTCTCGATAGTTGACACCATCTTGTTCCATTTTGGCTTCTAAAGAGCCTGCTTGTTGCCAGGGGATAAAACTATGCTGTTCGATGTGCCATTTCTGACTGCCATCTTCCGAAACATACGGATAAACGAAACCGATAGCCGTATTATCGCTGAACATAGACGCATCCAGTCCGACATAGACACGCTTGCCTTTGATGTCAAATTCATCAACGACTGCATTTTCAATATCTGTTAAATCAAGGAAGCTATTGCTATCTGCCAACAACCAACAATTCATGTTCTTAACTTGAAAATCAGCTAGATTACCGCTCAATAGGTCACTATCCCTTTTATCCATCAACCCTTTCATAAGGTTGTCACGCTCTTGTTCCAAGTCTAAAAGCGGATTGCTTTTCCCCCATGTTTCTGGTTGAAAAACTTCATCCAAGCTATCTTGAGACCATACTAAACAAAGGTATGTATCAGCGTCCCTATTGTCGTCGTCTTCCATAGCTTGCTGCATAATTCTTTGGTCTTCCCTAAAAGGAACGGACGGGTTTGGGTAAGCGGTAGAGATTTGAACAAACTGTCTATTCGGTACTTTTACTTGTCCAGAAACAATCTTAGAAACTGCATCCCTTGTTTCAATTTCTCCAATTTCATCAAAAATAGCCGTGGTAAAGTGGAAACTATCATATTGCCCACTCTCAGCAGAAATAGCCCTTAAAACGTTGTTGTTAGCTTTCATAATAACTTGGTCGCTATGCAAACCTAACTCAGTTTCGTTTGCCAAGCTCTTAAAGGGCTCGTTTTGGATTATCTGCTTCATCATAGATTTGATATAACCAAGCAACTTGTTTGTTTGCTTGAAGTTGATAGAGGTTACAAGATAATCTTGGTTTGATAATCCGAAACTTTCGATAAAGTACGAATATGCCGTAAGAATAGCCATCAAATATGTTTTACCTTGACCACGACCAACCGAAACGATGGCACGGCTGAAACGTTTACCACCGTTAGCGTTTCTCCACCCGAAAAGCATACATAGGATGAACTTCTGCCACGGCATCAGTTGTGTAGGCTCACCAGTATCAACGTTCGGGCATATCCTAGCAAAACGCAATAATTTGTCCGCTTCAGTCGTTTCATAGGTATACGGAAAGTCGTCGTTGCCTTGTCTTTGCAGGTCTCGTAAATGTCTAAAACATGCCAGTTTAATCATGTATCCAGTCACTATCCGACCTTCCAAGGCATCAAAGCAATATTTTGTGCCATCGTCTTGATATTTTTTAGCGATGTCAGTGAAATCAAATTCTTTATACGCTGCATCTATATCATGAGTTTTTATCAGATTCGTTTTCACTATTGCTCCTTTCCGATCACTTACCTAGGAATTCTTTCATCATATCCCCTAGGGACTTATTATCAGCCTGACTTCCGGCTATTTCAGTCAATTCTGCCCTTCCTTTAGGTGTCAGACCTAGCTGGATACCTATTTTATTAAGGGTTTCGGCAGCATCTTTCATCGTCGCAACGGCTGGATTCTTCTTAAATCCCATAGACTGCTCGCCTAGAATTTCACCACTTCCGGGCGACTGGATGAATTTAATAATCTCGGTTTGGATACCGTTTTCTTTCACGTCCTCATAGGCTTTTTTGTAAATTTCGTAGGTCGTACAGTAAGTTTCCACTAGGAAAATGTCAATACGTTCGACCTTTTCTGTTGCTTTTAAAAACGGAATGATTTTAGTCCAAACTGACCTCGCCACCGTTCCTAGATAGTTCGGTGGGTCAATGGGTAGAAAGCGGTCATTTTGCTCGTAAAACGGTTTCCGTCTAGCTGGTGACTTATTCGCCATTTTCTCACCTCCTAAATTAAAAATAGACCCTTGTTAAAACCCTCAAAATTGGCGTGCGATGTAAGAAAACACCTTGTGGTGGCTCTCCTTGGCACGAGAAAGGGGGCGGGGTTAATTTTAAATCGGGTCGAGGGTTTATTTACACCACCCTTATTATAAAATCGTGCTATGGGCTTATTAGAGGGGTTTAACAACGTCCTCTTTTTTGCGGGCTATTAAATCTGCCCACGTTGCCACGGAAAGTCGTAGCTCAGTGTTCTGTTTTGTTCTATTTTGACCAGTACCATATATTCCTTGTTCCAAAGTCCTCTTGGTGTTATCACAGCTTCTGCATGTAGCTACTACGTTTGAAATTTCAGTTCTAAGTTCTGGAGCTATTTCAACGGGTGTTACGTGGTCGCCTATACGTGCGTCTGGTGTGGTCACACCCAACGCTAGACAGTACTGACATAGATAGTTGTCACGTTCCAAAGCTATCCTACGAATAGATGACCAAGTCTTCGAGCGATAGAATGCGTAGCGTTCCTTGCTCTCATCATCTCGGTTCCTTACTCGTGTGTTGTATCTTGTCCGTGAGTATCTCTGTCTCTCCTCTGTGTATGCTGCTTCCATACTGCTATGTTTGCTACAGTAATGTAATGGTCTTTCTGTCAGAGCATGGCAACCGTCTGCCTTGCATCGTCTGACCATTGGCATGGGTATACCTCCTCTCAATCAGATAAAGCAAAAGAAGAACACTACTATGTCCTTCTGATTCGATAATACTATACTACCATGACTAGAGTATGATGCACTATAGATTGGTGTAAATCAATGCAGATTAGTCCAAATACTTCTCAGCTTGTCTTAGCTTCACATAGTAGGTTGCCTTACTAAAGCCCATACGGTCACATATCTGCCAGATATCCAGCTGGTCTATATATACCATCTGGAGTAGGGATCGTGCATCTATATCCCCCACCTCTGCGATTTGACGGCGGAAGTCTAGCTTTTGCTTAATAGCCTCGGCAGTGAAACGTTCTAATTCCTCCCTAGCCATCATAAGTTCCACATAGATATCATCCTTACCCTTACGTTTGCCGCCCTGTACCATATCTGTTTGCATAGCACCAGCCGTTACTTTAAGGGCTTGGGATTCCAAACGTTTAATCTGTTCTATCTGACTGTCAATATACCTGTCTAGTGCTTTTATTTGTTGCAGCCGTTCTACTGTTCTCATAAATACGTTCCCTTTATGGTATAATAATATTATTAACGTTTGAACAGTCCTGGGCATTAGTCTGGGTCTTTTTTTATTACAAAAATAAAGAAGGATTAGGTTACCACCTCCCATACGTTAGATTTAGACATGCCACCAGTAATGCAAGCCTAGGATAACAAAATAAAAAAGGTTCCTCGATTCTAATTATTTATTTACTGGATTTTGTTTCGAACAAGGTCTGTCAGCTTGCTCGGTGTCAAAAAGTGTCTCTTGGATAATTTGACAGACTAACGGCCAGTGACGGATTCGAACCGTCTAAAACCATTCTGGCTACACGCCGAGCATATACGCTCGATATAAGTAATGTTTAACTGTTGATTTGTTCCGTCCTACCTTGCCTTCCGTCCTTTCGACTCTTGATGTCCATATCTGTAAATTCAATCTTGCTAGGCAAAACGCCGTTACAAACATAAATGCTTTGAAAATTTGGGTTGTTTCTAGCCGTCATGCTTTCGTCAAAGAATTTCATGCGCCCCTTTGGGATAAGTAGTTCAAAATTATTGTTTCGGAACAATTCAAATCTTGATTTACTGTCAAATAACCCGTTGTTATTCATGATTAGTGCAAAAGGTAAGTCTAGCTCGTACATTTTCCGAAAGATTGCATCACGTTTGCTGAAAGGCGGGTTACTTACAACACATTCAACGCCTTCCGGTGCTTTGTCATAATCAAAGAAATCTTGCCCTGTTTCGATATGCCCGAAAGTCACTTCATGGCCGTTTTCTTTTAGTAACTTCACAAATTCGCTATGTTCTTTATCAAACGGGCACCAAATATGTTTATATTGCTGATGTACGGCAGAATGATTTCAACTGCATATTTCGGCGTATAGTATTCATCACTTTTGCTTGTTTTAATTTGCTGACTAAAACTCGTTAGTTCCCTCTCTCCTTCAAATAGCTAGGGATATCATCCCCAACATTTACGCTGTCATACTGCTCCTTGCTGACAAGGAATTTCCCATAAGCTCCGCAATCAATCGTGTAGAGCTTGCCTACCATGGATTTTCCAGTGACCTTGCCATGTAGCTCCACTGCGTTGTCTGCCTTATGGATAACCACGGTGTCGATAGGTCGGTTGACTATGCTGATTGCTGTTCTAATATTAATCACCAATGATAGCACTAGCAGAATCGTCGATACTATTAGCTGATTTTCTCGTTTTCTCTTTAACAAAATTGTCACCAATCATTACTCCCCTTGTATAGCGTCTGCAATAAATACGAACGGCGTTTTTACGTGCAAAGGATTGTCAAATTCAGGTTTTCCGAACCATCCATCCAAAGGGACATCTTTTAAAAAAATCGCTGTTATTGCTTCGCTTTCCTCTCTGATGTAGCTTATATTTTCGATATTAATTAGCATTTTTGGTTTATCCATTCCGTATTTGACAGGAATCACCTCAATAAACTTTGCCATCACTCCACCTCTTTCACTTCCACGCCTGGGCAATCGAACACCCAACTAAACCCAGCATCTTCTAGCTCTTTGCGAGTGAATTTGGTTCTAAGCTTATACCACTCGCCACACCAAAACACTTTGCCATCAGCCTCACACAATAGCTGAGCGTGATCTTTGTAATTTCTTGTTTTCGGCATAGAAACCCGATAACGCTTTTCTTTCTCGACCTCGTACCCGAACTGGTGCATGTTGACGAGGGTTTGGATTACTTCGAGTTCCTTGGACATCAACCAATTCTCAAATTCATTTGAAGAGCTTCCGGCATAATTTTCAACAGCTTCGCAGATACAGTTAAATAGATTTACTTCAAAATCATCCTTATTCTCCTCATACCAATCCGCCACGCATTGCGGAACGACTGGTTTCTCGAAGAACGAATCACATAAGTCTTCTGCATAAGATACCGAGATTCGTGCTATTTTTGCTAAGTTCTGTATTTGTTCTTGTCTATCCATCACATTCCACCATTTCAACCTTATATTTTCGTGCGTTGCGATATTTCGATCCCAATCTGTGCAATTCATTAATCGCATCATTCTTATTTGTGAATACACGCTCACTGTCTTCCATGTTGTCGTAATAGACTATAACTTTGTATTTCATGCCAAGCCTCATTTCTGTCCTTATATATTACTGTGGCGGTGTATTTTACATAATCGCCATTATCCTCCCAATCCACAGCCAACTTCACATCTATCAGTTCTTTATTGTGGCTTTCAATCCACGCATTAATCTCTTCGTCAAGCTTGTCAGTATCACCTATTTTGGTAAAAAACTTCACTTTACGTTGCATAATTTCATCATCTCCTTTAATAATTCTTCATCCGGAAACTGCTCCAGCATTAGTATGCGGTTAAGCTTTTTATTCCCAATACCTAGCTTAGTAGCTACTGCACCTTTTTCTGATGCGTGGCATAGAACCAGTGGCTGAAATACTCCACTCGTCCTAACACTGTTGCCGGTTCGTATGGCCTTGGTGCATATTTAACACCAGCCATGCGATCAGTCCATCGTTTTACCATTAGCTGTACCTGAGACCTCCCTAGCCTTCTCATCCAGGAAATCCCAGATAATATGAAATTGATTTTTAACCAAAATGTCGTTGTTATATTTTTCGCAAACCTTATCGATCGATACAACTACCCAATTCCAGTATGCAGGGGTATTAAAACCAACCAATTGCATCATGCGATTACTTTCCCTCATCCAGTCTGGGACTTCTTTTTCAAAAAACTCAATATAGTTCATAGCTTTTCCACCTTGACATAGATGCCCACAGTATCCGACCAGAACTTTTCAGCAATCTCACTAGCCACTTGTGCATCATCATGCCAATAGCCAAGATCCGTCATGCAGTCCTTAAGTAATTTTTGTAAATTATCCGTATCTGGTTTAGTAGTCTTGTACTGGCCATGAGTCGCTTTTTTGATTTTAGGAAATAGCCATTTCACTGTGAGGCGTATAGGTCCGTCTATCTGCTCTTTTGGAGTGTATGCGCTTAACAACTCAGTGAATAGACTTCTGGCTTCCTTCAAACTTTGAGGCTCATAGAAATGCGGTTTACCATTTCTGACAGTGACTTTCTTTTGCTGATGCGTTGTAGTTGGGATTTTTTTCATCGGAACGAAAAATTCAATCATTTTTCGCCACCTCACCTTGATAATCGATACCGGTCCATTTTCCAGTCTCTCTGTCATAGGTAATATATCCAGCCGTTTTGAGCTGGTCCTTTACCCAATTCAAAAGAATCGGTTGATTCGCAATCCATTTCAAAACCTCTGAATCTGAATGCCAAAAATCTTGACCCGGTAACGTGTGATAAAGCGGAGGCATTTTTTTGCCAATATCCAATTTGACCGAATATGTTTTTTTCTTTCGCGCCATAACTTTTTACCTTTTTAATTTTGCACTTTCTTTTTACTTTTTCTTTTTACTTACCACGCTCTCGCGCTAAGTCCAAGTTAGGGGACAGGGTTACAGGGTTACATGGGGGAGTCTTAGGACCCCCATGTTCCTGTTCCTGTCTCCCTTGGACCTCAGGGACATTTTCCTAAATATCTCTCCTCACAGAGGGAGATATTCTGTCCCTGGTTTTGTCCCTATTTTTTCCAATTTGTCCCTATTGCTCCAAAACCGCATGGTTGAGCGATTTCTTAGAGACATTTTCCAATTTGTCCCTTGTCCCTATTAGGCTTTAGGGACATCCGGACATTTTCCAATTTGTCCCTTTTTTGGGACGGACAAAATGGAGTTTTTCTTCCAATTTGTCCCTCCAATTTGTCCCCAATTTGTCCCTGTCCCTTTTTGAATTTTTCAGGTATTTTTTTGGTGAATTTTCCCGTTTTTTACCTCAAAAATTTCCGAGTTTTTGATCCATCTTCTGATAGTTTTTTCGCTAACAGGTTTATCTTCTGTTGAGAAATATTCCACAATATCATCAATCGTGACTGGATCCATTCCATCGTCTAATGCTTGAATTGCATTAACAAGTTTTTCTTTATTTTTCTCTGCTGTCTTCTTCTTCGATTCTGGACCTTTATTTAGGTTCTTTTTCCAAGCTGGGGCGTTATCTTCCAGTTGAATATCAGCCAGCACACCAGTAGTATCCACTTCATGAACTGGATAGCTGAACCACATATTCACAGGGGCAAATTTGGCAAACTCACGAAGAGTCCCTTCAACTCGCCAAGCAGTGGCAATCTCAATGCTACGGGTCGTCGTCTTGACCTCGTCAAGGTAAGGCTTGCGTTTCATAACATCAGGAATTGCTTTGTCAAAATGTTGTTGCATTTGATAGCGACTTTCCAGATCGTCAAGACTGACATTCTGTTGGTAATAATCGTTAGCCTGTTCTTGCAAGGCTCTTTGGTAAATCTTAGCCGTTGCTTTTTCAGTCCGAGCTTTAACGAGGTCTTCGTTAAGGTCTAGCTCGACTAAATCAACCAGAGCGTCAGGGTCTCTGGCAAATACCCCAGAACCACTAGCACGGTCCATGGACTTCTTACCACCTTGAGAACCTTTTGAGTGATGGTGGCAGTAGATTACAGCACACCCTAGCTCAGTAGCCACTTTATCGAATTGATTAGTGAAATGTGCCATTTGGTCTGCTGAGTTCTCGTCACCCGTCAGGACCTTATAGATAGGATCGATAATCACGGCTTGGTAATTCTTTTTCAGCGACCGCCTAATGAGTTTCGGGGCCAGTTTATCCATTGGCACTGTCTTCCCACGGAGATTCCAGATATCGATATTACCAACGCTTGCTGGAGGTAAATTCATAGCATCGTATACATCTTTAAATCGGTGAAGGGCTGACGGCCTATCCAGCTCTAAGTTGACGTAGAGGACTTTACCTTGTTCGCACTGCCAACCGAGCCATTTTTGACCTTCTGCGATGGCAATAGATAACTCGATGAGAGCAAACGACTTACCAGCTTTTGACGGCCCTGCAATCAGCATCTTATGACCTTGACGCAACACCCCATGGATAAGCTCTGGGGCTAAATCTGGAAGGTGGTCCCACTCGTCGGCTAGCGTTTCAGGATCAGGAAGGTCATCGTTTAAATCTTCTACCCATTGATACCACTCTTCGTAGTTGGTTTTCCCAAGATTCGTATCAATCAAGAACTGCTTATGTCCATTTCGGATTACTCCAGGCATGCGAGAGAGTCGGCTCGGATTTCGGTTTTGGGTATCGATATCAAGTCCATTTTTCTTACAAATCTGATAAATGTAATCGACACGCTTCCGATACTCTTGGTAGTCTCTGGCATCCACTCTCACCACCGCATGCAACGACTTGTGTCCAGAGTGTACTAGTGTCGCAATAGGAAGCTCTAACTCTTTAAATAGAGCGTACTGTTTCCCAAGCTCCATGCTGTCCGATTCTACTAGAGCGTATCTGAAATCAGTGACATTATCGTTCTTGACACCCTTTCCATCCAACGGGTTGAAACGAATCCAGGCACCAGCTTCTTCCTTATAATCTCCGAAAACTGCACCAATATCATCGCCATTACTCTGAAGTTCTTTAATAAGCTCTCCGGCAGTCCTGTCGTAATTGCCTTGAGTTGGCTTATAGATTGGCCCATTCTCTGTCTCGATAGGATAAGTAGATGTTACGTACCCGACGAGGTCGGTCATTTCAAACAATGTTTCGATGTATTTGACAAGATCCTGTACTGGATGCCAATTTAACGGCTCACGGATTTCTTTTGACTCTACCCAATTTTTATCAACGATTTGATAATCACGATCAATAGTTGAATCCCAGCCAAGCTCATAGCTTTCGCCTGACTTGTTCATTGGCTCCCAACCGTTGTCTTTAGCCATCTGAGTGATAGTAGCTCCAGTTAAAGCATCAGAGCCATTATTGTGAAAAGTATCCCATTTAGTGAAGCACTCCCCCTTTTTATAACGACTATCCGATTGAGACCAAGCGTCCCAATCCATTGCCGTATAGCCCTCCTGTTTTAGGGCCATTCCTACGTTCACCCACTCTTGATAAGACAATGTAGAAGGGTCAATATAATCTAAGAGTGGGATTAAATCAAAAGTACCTTCTGACATTTAATCTCCTTTATTCCGGCTGGTATGTAGCTGGAATGATTCCTTTTGGCATTCTCCAACCGCTCGCAGCAATTCGGTTAATCAGATTGCTAGCATCTTCAAATTTCCACATTCCGACATTTCGGAAACCACGACCCTCAAGCAATCGTATCTGTTTAGGTGTGGTCAATCCACTGTCTTTGCGTTTGTTTAAGCGGTCTAGTAGTTTGCCAGCTTTTCCAGCATTGCCGATTTCTTCGGTATAGATTCCGAATTTTTCAAGCGCTTTAAGTTGTTTTTCTGAAGGCGGAGCCATTTCCCAACCGAATGATGGAACGTAGTCCGCTAAGTCTTCAGCTTGGATAGACATTTCAAATTGAAGTGGGTCCACTAACTTACGCTTTTTACGGCGCTGTTCAGCCAACTGCTTTGCAAGTGCTTCTTCACGTTCAGCAACGACATCCTTGCTAGCTTGTTCTTCAGCTTCTAACAGACTGAACTCAACTTCTGTATCTTCAGCCATGTTTTCAGTCATCTTTTTGGCAACTTCTGGACTACTAGTAATTAAGTGGGCTGGCCTGCATAGTTCATGGCGCTCAGTGTGCCATAGGAAATCGAGTAGTAATAGATTTTCCTTTCCTGGTGCAAGGCGTGTCCCACGCCCCACCATTTGGCTATACAAAGCACGGACTTTTGTTGGCCTCAACACAACCACGCAGTCTACTGTTGGGCAATCCCACCCTTCAGTTAATAGCATTGAGTTACACAACACGTTATATTTATCTTTGTCGAAATCTTCTAGGACTTCAGCGCGGTCTTTGGACTCTCCGTTAACCTCAGCCGCCTTAAATCCTTTGGCGTTAAGGATATCACGGAATTTCTGCGAAGTCTTAACTAGGGGCAAGAAAACGACTGTTTTCCTGTCTTTGCACTGCTTAACCATCTCGTCTGCAATTTGTTCAAGATAAGGGTCTAGGGCTGTTCCAATTTCACTGGCTTTGAAATCTCCACCTTGTTGACTGACTGTTGACAAGTCAAGTTCAAGAGGGATTGTAATAGCTGTGATTTTTGATAAGTACCCTGATTTAATAGCGTCAACCAAAGGGTACTCATAAGCTAAACTATCGAAATAACTACCTAAATTTCGCATATCACCACGGTCTGGCGTAGCTGTGACACCTAAGACATTAGCTTCTCCAAAGTGTTCTAATACGCGCTGATAGCCGTCTGATATAGCGTGGTGAGCCTCGTCGATGACAATAGTATCGAAGTGATTAGGTGGGAACTGACTGAGTCGTTTCTCACGCTGCATAGTCTGCACTGAACCGACGACAACACGAAACCATGAGCCGATTGAAGTATTTTCAGCTTTTTCTAGCGCCGTTCCTAATCCTGTAGCCGTCATTAATTTATCACTGGCTTGTTCCAAAAGTTCTGAGCGATGAGCGAGAACGAGAACACGTTCTCCCATCTTGACACGGTCTTCTATAATTTTTGAAAAGACGATGGTCTTGCCACAGCCAGTGGGTAGGACAAGTAGCGTGCGCTTCCTGCCCTCCTTCCACTCTTGCTGTACCTTAGTCCTTGCCTCTTCTTGGTAAGGTCTAAGTTGCATTAGAATCCTCCGAATCCACCACCATTAGGGGCTTGTTGAGGTTGCTGATATCCTTGGTTTTGTTGAGGTGCCGCTTGGTAGTTAGGTGCTTGCTGTTGAGGAGCTTGTTGTCCACCACCTTGAGAAACATTGGCATTTAATACTTTCGTCCAATCCACACTATCAGCATAAATCATTTGTTTAACGTCATTGTAAACATTATCCTTATAGGTCCGATTCCCTACACGGCAAACACCTGTTGATCCTACAACTGTATTCCAGTTCATTTGAAGAGGTTCGCCATGTTTCTTTTGGCCAATGGCACCAAAGAATGCTGATAGCATCCCTTCAGTTGATGAGTGCAAGAATAGATTGTGTGTCATTGTTGCAAGACCTTCTTCAGTCTCGACTTGGATTGTGATGATCGCTTTGTTACATGCTGGCAGTTTCCCTGGATTTTGTGGATTTGGAGTGTGACGCCCACGCTCAAAGTTTGTTACAGTAAATACGTAATCACCGGGAGTTAGCGCGATAAACTCCTTGCTGTCCTCTTGGATAGTATCATCCCATCCGAATTCACGTTCAAAGTTATTGTTATAAGTCATGTATAAAATCCTTCCTTATTAAGCCAAAATAGTGATATTGTCTTGATCTTCGAGCCCTGCTTTGAGGTAGTCAGCGATGTTTTTAATAGCTTCCAGTTTCCATTTGCCACCGTCTGCTTCAAAAAGTGCAAGTTCAGCATCTTTGTTGATGCGGAGTACAAATTGACTAGATGGCTGTGCAACTTCTGTAAAAGTACGATATGGACGTAATGTCACTGGGTTTGGTGCAGTTGCTTTTGCAAGACTAGCTACCCCTGATTTCACAGTAGTGGTCTGGTTGATACCGTTATCCACAATGTCAGCGCCGTTTTCGACTTTTAAAGCACTTGCAAATTCAAGTACAACTTGACGATCATCCTCGTCAATAAAGGCAGACTGCAGCATAATATTGAACTGCTCTTGGCTATTCCACTGGTTCAATCGAATATCTGGGCTGTATGCTACTACGGAGACGAGTTGAGGACGTCTACCGTATTCCCAATCAACCTGATCATAAACTGTGACATCTTTAGGAGACTCCACCACAATGATTTTTTTAGAGGCACTGATAGCGTCATTGTCTGACTTGAGATAATCAATAAGACTGTCAAGAGTACACAATTGAAGTTTTGGTGCAATTTTCCGAGGGTTAACTTCCAGGAGGTCAAATTGATTTGCATTATAGTACTGCTTGTCACCAACTTGGATGACTTTTCCAGCACGTTCAGCTAGCTCTACACTGTACTCAAGAGCTTCTTTGATGTTTTCTGCCATGTTTAATTACCCGCTTTCTTTTGTTTGTTGAAGTCAATGACATCGTTGTTGATACCTTTTTCAATGTCTTCGATTGGCTCACCAACGTCTGTACGAAGGATCGCTTTGTCGTCAAAGTATGTCTGACCAGGCATGTTGCTCTTAAGTTCGTTTGCATAGACTTGACTACCTTCTTGCCCAACGAGGACGGTAGTAGCAACAGCTTTTTGAGGTGCAAGAGTTGACTTAACTTCCATTGCAGTAGCTACTGTTTGACGTGTCTCATCCGACTTCATCGTCAAAGTGATGACAAGTTTACGAGCTGTCTTAGTCTCAGTGTTTGGATCTAAGATGTTAGCGATGACTCTTTCAAGTTCTTTATCGACTTTCTCTTGAAGACCACCATCACCGATTTGTGATAGGTCTAATTTGATAGTTTTATCTGACATGATTTCCTCCTAAAATTCTGATCCACGGATTTCTTTGACCATTTCAAAGACACGGTCCCAAGTAGCTACTAGAGCCCCGTCGATGAATGATTTATCGTACATAGAGATTGGTGTTTCTACAGGATAATAGCCTTTAGAGGCCACTGCCTGTTGAAGTTCCTGTTCAGTAACTTGGTTAGCAATCATCAAATCACGCAGCGCTGGGTCAATGAATGGTGCTGGTTCTTGGTACTCGCCACGCTCGACCGGTGCAGGATTTTCTGCCGCTGGTGTTTCAGCTGGCACCACTTCTTGTTGTGGTGTTGGTTCCGGTGCTGGCGGTTCCATTTCTGGCTGTGCGGTAGGTGGTACTGGTTCAGCTTGTACCTGTTGAACATTAAAGATGTGAGCAATGCCCGCATAATCTAGCGGCAACTTGTTTGGTAAGTTGTGACGATTCTTGGCATCCCACGCTGGGTGGTGCTGTGTATACATGACACGCTGTCCACCTTGTGCTTTCGACTTCTTAGACTTCTCATCAGTCATGACGATAGTTTCGTAGTTACAGAATAGGACCATGTCAGCCCATTCTTTGACTAAAGGTGCTGTTTGAGAACTAGTTTTCTTACCTAACTTGAGCTCGTAACGGTCATAGCTACCCATTTCATCCGGTTGAGTGAAGTTCTTAATCTGAGCGTGTGCAGTCAGGACAACATTAATTCCTAAATCAATCAATTCGCTTAGACTATTTAGGAAACGACCGATTTCTTCACGGACGTAGGTATATCCGTTACCCCATCCAAAATCTTCGATACCTTTTTTACCATGCTGAGCACAAACGGATTCAACCGCTAACGACTCAGCCCAATCGATTGTATCGATTACCAGAGTCTTACACGAGTGTGGATTTGCTTTGATGAAAGCAATCTCATTCATCAACATAGTCCAGCTTGACGGTTTGTCCAATCGTGCAACATCCATGTTGTCTGTAGATCCTTCAGTGTCGATAAACACAGGGTCGGGAAATTGCGCTGCAAAGCTAGACTTCCCGATACCTTCAGGGCCGTAGATAACAACCTTTTGAGCTCTAGCCTTAATTCCTCTTGTGATTTGCATTAAAATCCTCCTTGCCATGTTGGCGTTATTGATGGTTCAGATTGAGTATCAACTGTTGGCTGATGTGTCTTATTATCGAGACTATAGCCGTCTTCGATGATAATTGAGCATTCATCGCCAGTCGATACTCTCGTTGCAATAGCTTGGAGACCTTCATCCTCAAGCCATTTTCCAAATTGGTCCAATGTGATTTGGTCCATTTGTTCGAGCTTGTCGATTAAAACAAAGCCACAATCTGGTTTTAGTTTTCGGACAATTGCGGTCGCTACCATAAGTTGCTGAGAACCTGACATGTTATCCCACTCTTGACCGAGATAGAGAAGTTTTCCATCGTTGACAGATAGTCCTTCGAGTGGTAAGTCAGCATTGGTTAACAAGTCACGTTTACCTTTACGAACATCTTCGATTTGAGCAGACAACTTGTTATACTGCTCGCGTTGAGCCTTGGCATCCTCTTCCGCTTTATCCTTGTCCAAGTTAGCACGGACTTTAAGGTTAATCTGTTCGATGTTAGCAATATTGCTTTCGATTTCCTCAGTGGATTCATCTACTAAGTCGGTCGCATCTTTATGAGCGATAGCCAAATCATTAGCGAGCTTTTGTAAAACTTCCTGAGCCTCTGCTAATTGCTGTGACAGGCGGTTGACTTCTGCCGTCTTGGCATCATATTGCGCTTGGATTTGACTAGCGTTTTGGCGTTTGCGAGCGTTTTCCCCATTCTTAGCTAAAACCTCCTGCTGTTCAGCAATCAAGTCAGCGATAGAAATAAGATCTTTTGGGGCGTCTGGATAATAAGTCTGTTCTTTGGCGAACTTCTCTTTTTGGTCAGCGATAACACCGATAGCATGACGTTGGTCATATAACTGCTTCTCTTTGATTTCTAATTCGGCTAATTGGGGACCAACTCCGATGATTTGCAAGAGCGTATCAGCTTTTTCTTTAGCTGTACTTTCCATAAACTTGGGCAAATTAATAGCCAACTCTTCAACGAAACTGTCAAGCAGTTGTTGTCCACCTTTATTACCTTCTGGATCGATAACCTTAAGCGAGCTATTCTTCCCTTTGCGTTCAACTACCAAGCCATTTGACATAGTGATCTTGAGCGATGGAGGGATAACAGACCCTTCACGGGTTGCCTTGCTAGGTTTAAAACGATTTCCACCCAAGGCCCAAGCGATAGAATCTAGAACACTTGTTTTACCTTGATTGTTATTTCCACCAATTACCGTGAGTCCCGTAGGTGATGGTTCGACCTTGACCGCTTTGATCCGTTTGATATTTTCAATTTCTAGCTTATTTATCGCGATACTCATTCGTTCCCACCTCCGATGACTAAACGGCTCTCAGTCACTACTTTTTCAACACTGACGATTTCGGTGTGATTCAACGCATAGAGTAGTAATGAAGTAGCTACATTAGCAATAGTCAAGTCACACTCATTAGCAATTTCAGCGATTTGGTCATAAGCCTCTTTGCTACACCTAACGTGGTGATAAGAGGTTTTAGGTTCTTTTTTCACTTCCATTACCCCTCTCCTCCCTCATTACGTTTCTTAAATCCAAGAGTAAGCCCAGTGATACCAGCAGCAATTACCGCAAGGCTAAGAGCTAATGTGCTGAAACCTTTAGTTTTAACATGTCCAGATTTAGTGACTTGTTTTTCTGTTAGTTTCATGATATATTCTCCTTACAAATGTTATTTCTTGCACAGGCCCTTACCTGTGCTTTTTTAGTGCTCTCAACGTGCACCCACAGCCCCACCGCTTCATGTTTTTTTAGAAAAGATAAGTGTGGAAAAGTAAATTATAATTTTGGGGTATTAAAGTATAAGCTACACTCCACGGCAAGGCTATGGCTACACGCTGAGAGATGTTAGCGATCTAATTATTGCTAAGGCACTTAGCAGCTAGATACCTCTCACGTCTTTGACGTGCTTCATATTTCTGGTCATTAATTTCTCGTGGTGTCCATACTGGTTCGGAAAATTGTTCTTGTTGCGGTTGTTTTTTTGACCAAATCCAGTTTAAAAATTTCATTGTTATTTTCCTTTCCATTCCCTAACCGCACTAGAGAACTAGTGAGGATTTTTTCATAGATTTTTAATATATAAGGAGACAGTCATGAATATCGAATCGTTGTTTATAGTTTTTAATAAGTTCTGTTTCCTCACTAGCTAACTGCTACGGCTAGGGGTGTTAAGCTAGGCAATCTCTTGCCAGTGTGCGTTAAACCAATCTCTGACGGGATCCCGTGGGTATCTGATCTGTGACCCTCGGCCTTTGTCGATTTTAGGGAAACCGTCAAGGTTGGTAATTCTCAAGAATTCTGTGTAGTTGCCAATTCCTAGCATTGACTGGCACTGTTTAGCAGTTAAAATCATCGGTAGTGTTTGATCTAAGTCAAACGCTTTTGTTTTGTCTGCTATAACAGCGGTCAGCATGCTGTCAAATTGGTCAGCTAGCGGTTTAAATGGGTTGTCCATAAGCGTTATCCCATTTATTTCAATCCGTTTTCAAGAGTGATAAGCTCTTGCGAACTTGGGTCAGAAACAAACTGATCAGCCCTAAGTTTTAAAGCATCTACGCTACCTTTTAAGAATGCCGTAGTTGACTCTAACTCACCCACTTTCTTAGCAATATATGTCACGGTCCTCAATATCTCATCGATGGCTATTCTTTCTAGTTCATTCATCTGTTATCCTTTCTAATTTTGATATAATTGACTTATCTTTGATGAAAGGAGAGACAAGTCATGATTGAAAATTTTGATGATTTCTTAGAAGCTAAGTACCCAGAAATTCGAAGCGGTATCAACGAATCTGTTAGCGAATCTTTGAAATCACTTGTTGACAACGGTATTGAGCTTGATAGTGAAGTTGTTGCTATTTCAAGCGCTATCGCATTCAATACAACTTGTGAGATTCTAAGAGCTTATGATTCATATGTTCAAGAGCACAAGAATCAATAGTATTCATTACAATCTCTAAAGCTTCATTAGCGTTTACCACTTTTGGTAGGCGCTTTTTTTGTCCACTATATGGATATCGTTTTGGTTTCATGTTTGTTCCTTTCTAGTCCTCAAATTTTTCCCACGACTCGTTGATTCGCAATTTCTTGTTAATGCGAAGCTTCAAGTCATCACTTCCTTTGCCGTCTTTAAAAAGTTGCGTGATGGCTGATGGGGTAACGCCTACGACGATAGCCAAATCCGTCTGCGACCATCCACGCTTCTCAATCCGCTCTTTTACAAGCTCAATCCATTTAAGATGTTGTTGACTCATGCGACCTCCTCCTTTTTGAAAAATAAAAAATGCCCTATCAAATTGATAGAGCATGCGATATAATATTTTACGGCACTTCTACACCGCCTACGAAAGGAGGTGAGATAGCCCATGATGGAACTAATCCTTAAAACTATCATCGGACCAATTGTGGTCGGTGTCGTTCTTCGTTTAGCCGACAAATGGCTGAACAAGGACAAATAGTGTCAAAAAAAGACCCCAAGCTTAATGTGGAAGTTAGCCTGGGGTCTTTTCTAGTCCATGATATAGAACTAATCCTTAATTCCCCTATATTATCTCACATGCTCTATTCAATTGTCAATGGACAAAGTTAAAAGGTTAGTAAATTATTTTATAAAATGCTTGACAGTTTTTAGCGTATCTGCTAAAATGAAGGCATAATTAAAAACCTTGATAAAACCTTATATCTATCAATTTTCTTGCTCGCCAAAGCTATTTTATTTTTAGATAAGTTTTAACTCCGTTTTTTTACTAACTCATTAACTTACAAAAACTATTTTAGCGTAAACGCAAAATGATGTCAACTATTTTTTTGCGTATTTTGTAAAATATTTTTTGTCATGTCTTAGAAAGGCTGATAAATCAATGTTTTCTACTTTTGAAATCGTAAAAGATTTATGTGAAAAACAAGGGATTTCGCTAAATACTTTAGAAGATAAGCTAAAACTAGGCAAAAATTCTTTGTACGGGTTGAAAAGGAATCAGCCATCAGCTGACCGCCTACAACAAATCGCCGACTACTTCGGCGTGTCTACCGACTACCTTCTGGGCAGAACCGACAACCCACGGATAGCCACCGAGGCAGACCAAGGTCCAGACGACATCGACGAAATCATAGCTAACGCCATGATGTTCGACGGCAAACCACTGACTGATGATGATAAGCGGGCTATCCGTGGCATCATTGCGGGTTATATGAGCAGCAAGGGAGATTGAGGATGAAAGAAATAATCTATCTGGACACAAATTTAGTTAACTCTCTACTCGCTCAGAAAAATGCGGGGTTGGTCACAAAATTGGTTAATGAAAACAGTGAATCAGACTCTAATGCAGAGGGCGGTTTTGATCAAACTGCAACTTCTGTTTCTGGTGGAGTTTCAACTTTAATCAAGGCAGGCGCTAATCACTCAGCTATCGCGAACGAAAATTACAATATTGTCTTCTCACGTTCAAACAGAAATCTAATCGAGACAGCATTAGATGATTACTCTCTTGATTTGCTACTTCAAGAGTTGGAAGGTAACAAGCTTTTAAAAACTTCCGACTTCCAAGATGGCGACTTTGTCTTTGCTGTAGGGAAGCTTGACTTCTTTGACTTTGAACAATTAAAAAACGTCTTCACTTTTGATGAAGTTGAAGATATTCTTCCTGAATATGACGAGTTTAAAAAGCTTCAGTCCAAATACAAAAGAGAAAAAAATAACACTAGGAAAGAGCAATTAAAAAGCAAGATTTCGCATAACGGTTGGAATAACTTAGAGTCCATTAGGTCAATGTCAGCCTATTTCGAAAGGTTATTTCCATCCTCTAACTTGGCCAAAGTATCAAATACTATTAGTGTTTTGCCTAAGGAATTCATGAAGGTCCCAACTGCCCAACTTGGTCTTATGCAGCTCAGCGGAAGACAAATAAAAATACTAGGTATCTGCTCATCTACATTTGATGAACAGACACCTAGTGACTTGTCTATGATGGCTAACAGTATGGAAGTTTTGAAAAAAGCACCTACAGCAATCCTTACAATAATGCTTGACTCATTTGGCTTGGTATCAAGTGGCGATTATTTAATTCGTCCTATCGCTATTTATTACGAGGGTTAAAAAGGTGACTATATCTACTTTCAAAAGACTTTCGCTTAGATTCCAGTTCTTTCTGGCTATTCTTAATCAAGGTGTGATTGTCCGTCCTATTCTTTAGGTTACGTTCTCTCATTCTTGAGTGTTGGTCTTCGATAGATTGCTTGTTCTGTTTTATCTCGTTAAGGAACAACAACTGAATCACCGCCTCTCTATATAGTATTTTAGCAAAAAGGAAACCGCTAGTAAATAATATCATGGAGGCCTTATGCCTGAAAAAGAATTGCTTGAGCAGTTCAACGTGTCTCTTTGTGAGTTCGACTCTAGCCAGTGGCCACGAGATGGGTTTCTGGACCCTGTCAACCGTGTTGTTTACATCAATAGGGATTTGTCTGCCGAAAGACGTTTAAAGGTCCTACTGCACGAATTAGGGCACTTAGAACACAATCCCAAACACTACGAGCGACTGCGTGAGAAATATGAAGCTCAAGCTAATAGAAATATGATTCATGGATTGCTAAAAAACGAAAATCTGGATGATTTTAATTATGTTCACTTCATGGAAAAATATAATCTCACCACGATTTGTGATGAGACGTTTGTTAAAGATGAATATCTAAAAATGATGAGGAGTTGATATGAAACTTTTGAAAAAATACAAATGGTATATCTTAACAATTATAGTTTTATTCTTCCTTGGCTTAATGTTTGTGCCACGGTCTGGGAAGGAACCAAAGGAAACAAAACAGTCTAAAACTGTCAAAGTAACAAAGCACACCACAAAGCCAAGTAAACATAGTTCTTCTTCGACTTCAAAAACTTCTAGCAGTTCAAGTTCAGAGCAACCACAACAACCACAACAACCACAACAACCACAACAACAGACGCAAGCTGAAGCTTCTCAAACTCAGCAGGAAAAGCCTATTGACGGCGTAGGGCCTACTCAATCACAAGCAGACCAAGCAACCGAACAATACGGCTATACACCAGGATATGGTGGGGTCCCTTCTGATTCCCCTGAGATAGCAAGAGAACAAGCGGACCAACAAGCACGCCAAAACTGGCATGATAGTCAAGTTGAGTGGGCTAGACAGCAAGGACTTATGGATTGACCAAATAAAAAAGCCAGCTTTTTTCGACTGGCTAAGCTATATCAAGGGAGTGTGTGAGATACTCACCACTACCCTTTTATTATACCATAATAGGGGGATAAATAATGGCATCATACAGGAAACGCCCCAACGGCTGGGAATATCGAATAAACTACTACGACTCTACTGGCAAGCGGAAACCAAAATCAAAGGGTGGTTTTAGGACGAAATCTGAAGCCATCAAAGCCGCTGCTGAGATGAAACTGAAATTACAAGATAATATCAATGTTGATGAAGATATCACTTTTTTAAACTATTTCAAGCAATGGTGCGAGGTCTACAAGCGTCCGAATGTCTCAGATATAACTTATAAGGCATATATTCACACGCAACACAAAATAGAGCAGTTTCTAAGCGATAAGAAACTGAAAGACATTACTTCAACGACATATCAACAGATACTAAATAGCTATTCCGAAACACACTCACAGAATACTGTTGACCGTTTTAACATACATATTAAGTCTTGCGTTGAAATGGCCGTTCATGAGGGATACATCAAACGTAACTTTTGTAAGTTCGCAAAAATCAATGCAAAAAATAAAGGTCGGGATATTGAAACGAAATTCCTAGAAGTTGAAGAATACGAGCATTTAATTTATGAGACTAGCAAACATCCAGAATATGCGCCCCATGCAGCCTTGTATCTAATCGCTAAAACTGGAATGCGCTTCAGTGAGTGCCTAGGTGTGACCGTGGAAGATATCGACTATGAAACTGGCACGCTGTCGGTCAATAAAGCGTGGAACTACACAAATAATAGTGGGTTTATGGAAACTAAAACAAAAAGCAGTATCAGAGAGATACCACTTGATAATGATTCCTTGAACTTTATTAAACGCCTACCGAAGCATGCCGATGGTAGATTGCTTCCAAATATATCGAATAACACAGCTAATAAAACACTGCGCAGGATAGTTGGTCGTGAGGTACGTGTCCATTCGTTAAGACACACTTACGCAAGCTATCTAATCGCCCACGATATCGATCTAATATCTATATCTCAAGTTTTAGGTCACGAAAATTTAAACATCACACTCACAGTATATGCTCACCAATTGAGTGAGCAGAAATCTCGAAATGATGAAAAAATAAAACGAATGTGGACAGAAAGTGGACTGAATGCCTTTAAATAGCGTAGTTAAGGCACTTTAAATGTTGATAAGGGGCTTTAAATACAGATTCCTTGTACTCATCGTCACTAATAA